TCAAATGAGTGGGTTTAAAACTATGAATCAAGACAGATTACATGCTCACATGAAACAAAGAGTAGAAAGAAAAAAGTTAGACGAGTCATGGCGTGCTCGTTCTAAAACTCAGAGTGTTAATGAAAATAACACTCAGGTTAAACTTATCATCAAGCATAATCGACAAATGACTGAAACCGATCAACGATTTCGTCATATAGAACGTATTTTTGTGGAGAACCATGATGGCAGTCGTTATCCTGTGCCAACAACACGCCCTAGTATCGCTCGGGCCTTTGCTCGACATATTGCTGAAGGTGGCGAATTTAATGATCAGCGATGGACTCATATTCGTGAGATGACTCAAGACTTGATCAAACTAGAATCATTTAGTAGAGCAGTCAGAAATAAACAATTTAACGAAAGCGCAGGAGAACTAGTCACAGAAGCTCTCACACATTGTGCCAGTCTTAAAGAAACTATTCATCGTATTAGTACTGGCAGAGGCTATAACTCATACTTTGAAGATTGGAAGCCTGCTATCTTAGAACAAGATCAGGGAATCGATCACATTGCTGAATTATTCACAGAGAATCGTTTGGATTCTAGAATTGAAGGAGCACTGCCAGTAATTGCTCGTCTAAGACCTCAGTCACGCTCAATTACTGAGGTAAGTGACTTTGAACGTTGGGCTAATGATGTTATTGATGAAGCACTTGATGCTGGAGATCGTCGTCATGAAGATCAGATTATAGAACTTTTAGGTAGTGATAGTTCTCCGTTACCATTGGGTCCAGACGCAATCAATGCTATTAGTGAGCTTCATGATATTATCGACGATGATCAGCTTAACGAACGCTTACGAACCGCTGCTGATGGTGATGCTGATGGTGATGCTCGTCCAATTATCATTGGCTGGATGAAAGAACATGCTCTAGAAAATCATTATCGTGATGTTCTAGATAAGATTGAACCCAAAGAAACATCTGAGCCAGATTTGCCAGAACCTACTAACCCTCAGGCACAGCCCAGTGATGTTCCTGATCTAGCTCAAGCTGCCAATCCACAGCCTGAAGTTCCAGATCAGATGCCTGCTCCTGTGCCACCAGATAATCCAGCCACTGTTCCTGAATTACCTCAACCTGTACAGGAGGCAGATGATTTGACGAGAATTATTCGTTTAAGCGGAGTTAAATAATATCATGAAAGAGACAAAGATATTTGAGGCATGGGCTGATTACGTAATCAATGAGCAAAATTCTATAAAGATTCACTCACCACGAGGAACAGATGGAACTCGTGAGATTTCTAAGGATATCAAAGTGTTATCACAGAGAGCCTATCCTAATCTCAGCCCAGAGCAAGCGCTGCTTTATTATATTGGTGATAGAATACTAGCGACAGATAAACAATATTCATCATTATCAAAAGAGAATCAAGCACTCAAACAAGAGATACATGATATTAAACAGAATGTGCAGAAAGTCAATGCCAATAAAAAGCCTTCTAATAATACTCCTAAAATCTCTAAAATCACCATGGCAGATGTAAACAGAATGATTGATAAAGTAAGTTCTGACATGGATTCTGCAACAGGTAAAAAAATAACTGATCTTATTAGTACGCTTCAAAATAAATATGCCACTGCCACAGAAGTAAAGCGAATAGAGCAGGCAATTAATTCTAATAAGATAAAGAAAATCCAGTCTGAGATTGAATCTATTCATCATAATAATGATCAGACGAAACGTGATCAACAAGAAATGTCTGATAAAATATCATCGGTGACTGATGATATTATGATGGCAAATAGTGAAATTGAAGATATTAAACAATCTAAAGATGATAATCAAACAATTCAACAGAATATACAAAATCTTCAGAGCAGAATTGAACGTATAGTTAATAATGTCGATGCTATGACAAAGAATCAGAATGATTCTGTCAGTCAGAATCAGATAGAACCCATTAAATCTGAGATCTACAGTTTACAGCAGAAAATGAATGAATTATCTAAGAATGATCGTTTAGCACAATATAACAACAAGTTTAAAAAAATTCAGAGTAATATTGATAGCATGCAGGGTGATATTTCTAACTTAGATACCCTTCCTCTCACAGTTCAGAATCTTAAAACAGGACTACAAACCATTTCAAAACGAGTCGGGAATCTTAACATTCCAGATCAAATTCGGAAACTTGAGGTTGCCCTTAATAGTAGTGACAGTCGTAGTAACGAACGTATTAAACGTTTAGAGAAAATAATCGATGATATGACATTCGCGAATAATTCTTCTTCATCAGAACCTCCACCTCCAACACTTCATGAATCTAAAATTCATCTTCGTGAAGGAGGCAATGTATTCAAGCATCCTGAGTATACCAAAGACAATCGACGAATGCTAACTCGTAGAATTAATAAAAGCGAAGTTCCTCAGGTAGTTGAACATTTAACTGATCTTGTAGGATTTGATGTTTCTGAGCAATTGCTTGGTTCTACTGGCGTAGCAGAAACCAGTGGAGACATTGATGTTGCTGTTGATGCCAATAAATTTTCTAAAGACTCTATTATCGCCAAACTATTAAGTCATGATGTTCCACCCGAGTCTATTAGCAAGACTGGTAGCAGTGTTCATTATAAAGCACCCATTGGTGATACTGGTGATTTTGTTCAGGTTGACTTTATGCTAGTTCCAGATGTTGAATTTGCTCTATGGTCAATGCACGCTCAGCCTAAAAATAGCAGCTATAGAGGTGCTGATTGGCAACGTGTTATGAATGATGTAGCAAGAGGCACAGACTCAAACTGGAAGTGGAGCACATTTGAGGGAGTTCTAACTCGTGATACTAATGAAAACGTTTTTGGAAGAAATCCCGTTAAAATCGTTGCCGGTCTGTTTGGAGAGGGAACTGTTCCTCAAGATATTCATTCTGTTGAACAAATTTTAGAACTAATCCCATTAAACCATAACTATAAGATAATACAACCGCTGATCGCTAAAACATTAAGTGGGGATCTTAGAGTTCCGCAAATTAAAGAGTCGGTCACTGATAAGTATATCAATAACTTGAGTAAATGGATAAATGAGATTTCTACATCTAAACGAACTTAGTATTCACAGTGCTGCTAGACGATTTCACAATTCTACCCAAAAAGTAGGGCGTGAGTTTCAGCATCTAGAAGATTTGGTCTATATTCATGGCGTTTCTGGAGTTCGTCGTGCTCTACGTCATATTCAGGAAATAGCCAAAAACGAGCATCCACTTGAAGTAAAATGGGATGGCAGTCCCGCTATAGTATTTGGCAGAGATTCGGACGGTCGTTTTCATTTTGGTGACAAATACTCCAAAGAGATTTTGGACTCGCCCACTAAAGTGTTTCAGTATTATAGTAGAAATGCTGAGAAATCTGATACTGCTAGACTTGACTTTGCTCGTAAAATGGCATTATTGTTTCCTTATTATGAACAATCTACTCCTAAGAACTTTACAGGGTTTATTGAAGCAGGACTCATGTATTGGCAGCGTCCCAAATTAAAAGACAATCAGTACTCGTTCATGCCAAATACCGTTGAATACTCAGTTGATAGCAACAGTGCTCTTGGTAAACAAATAGCACGAAGCACAACAGGCTGTGCAGCAACTGCTCAATTTGATCAATTACCAGCTCTTGGTGGCAAACGCTCGCCTGTTGGGAATATCAGTTCTTTATTCGCTAATAGCAGTGTTGTTGTTATTCCTCCTAAGTTTACAATCAACCAGATTACTGTTGATTCAGATAAGATTAGAGTCATTTCTAGATTTGCTAGTGCTAATGCTCAGGCAATTGAGTCATTTCTTGCCAGAGAAGCAGGGCTAAGTGATATAAGAGCGATCATTTACAGTTATGTTAATAGTCAAGTTGATACTCCTGAGAATCTGTCTAAACTTGGACATAACTTTGCTAGTTGGGTTAGTAGCTCTACCAAGTTTAGTGATTCAAAGAAACAGCGTATTCTAGACAGACTTAAAAACAATGTTCAGGGAGCAACAGCCGTATTCAAACTCACTCAGGCCATAATGCATCTCAAGGACAAGATCATTACAGATTTAGAAAATATTACGCTGGCTAGTATTGGTATTAAAGCACGATTAAAAACTGGTGAGCCTGGTGGTGAAGGCTTTGTTCATGATCCAGCCAGAGGTGATAGTCCAGTAAAACTTGTTCGTAGAGCAGAGTTTACTCGTGCTAATCGTTTGAGAGAAAGTATAGAGCCTAGAAGCGACTCAGCAGTGGTTGGTTGGGGTCGTGGCATGGGACATAAGGGACATATGTATTTGGCCAAATCTGTTATCACTCATGCTCGTGATATCGGCGCTGATCCCTATTTCTTTGTTAGCAGAACCTTTGATCGTGACAACCCACTAAAACCAGAAGAAAAGCTGGCTATATATCGTCAGGTATTCAAGCATCATAAAAGTATATTTCATGCTGCCACTGATGAAGTTCGTGATCTTACAGCAGTATTAAAAGAGTTATATAATGCTGGATATCAACAAGTGGTCGTTGTTGTTGGAGAGGATCAGAAGACAGCGTTTAAGTATCTAGAACGCTACAATAATAAACCAAACAAGCATGGAGAAGTTCCTTATTCTTTTAAAAGTGTTGAAGTTATTAGCAGACAGGAAACTACCGA